TCCGCTGCTTCCTCCTGCGGCTGGGCTTCATTGGCGCGGAGTACAAGGTCGAGCGAAAAATCCTGCTGAAGAACCTCACAGGCTCATCGGCTTTCAAAAACGGAGGTGCCGAGCATGAGATTTCCGAATAAGGAAACGGTCGACCGCATCCGTATGGAGTACCCTGCAGGCACACGAGTAGAGCTTGTGCAGATGGACGATGCGCAGGCTCCGCCTGCCGGAACGAAAGGAACCGTTCTCGGCGTGGACGATACCGGCTCACTCCTCATGCGGTGGGACACAGGCAGCGGTCTGAACGTGGTTTATGGCGAGGATATCGTCCGAAAAATCACGGGCTGATCTACACAATTCAAGCCGAAATATAAGGCTGATATTCGTGTACATTATGGCGAGAATTAACTTGATATAAGTGTGCTTCAGAGTGATATATAGACACACCGAAGGGAACGAACCCCGCGGAAAACAAAGGATTTTCAAGGAGGCACACACCATGAACGCAAGGACAGAGAGACAGATTACCGAGATGAAGAACCAGACCATCGGGGTCGAGGTCGAGATGAACAGCATCAAGAGGAGCAAGGCTGCGAAGATTGCCGCCGACTTCTTCGGAACAGGCAGGTACGAGAACACGGCAAGCCGCAACGGGTACTACACCTGGTCGGCTTGGGACGGCGAAGGACGCGAGTGGAAATTCCAGAGGGACGTTTCCATCAGCGGACCGGACGATGAAAAATGTGAACTGGTCACGCCGATTCTTACCTACAGCGATATTGAAACCTTGCAGGAACTTTGCAGACAGCTTCGCCACGCAGGAGCAAAGAGCGATGCAGGCCGGGGATGCGGAGTCCACATCCACATCGGAGCGAACGGCCACACGCCGCAGACGCTCCGCAACCTCGCCAACATCATGGCAAGCCATGAGAGCCTGATCGCCGAGGCTTTGAAGCTCGACCGATACCGCATGGACAGATACTGCCGCACGGTGGACCCGAACTTCCTTAAGAAGGTCAATGCACGGAAGCCAAAGACGATGGCGGCGCTTGCAGACATTTGGTACGGCTCACAGAACGCCGACTACGGCAGAAGCCAACACTACAACGACAGCCGCTACCATATGCTTAACTACCATGCTACCTTCACGAAGGGCACCATCGAGTTCAGGCTTTTCCAGTTCGATGAGCCGACAGCGGAGCGCAAGGGCGGCATCCATGCAGGGCAGTTGAAAAGCTACATTCAGCTTTGCCTCGCACTCAGCCAGATGGCAAAGGACGTGAGAACGGCAAGCCCGAAACCGCAGCAGAACGAGAATCCGAAATACGCCATGAGGACTTGGCTCCTCCGCCTCGGATTCATTGGAGAGGAATTCGCAACGGCGAGGGACTTCCTTACCCGCAACCTTTCCGGGGATACGGCATTCAGACACGGCAGAGCCGCCGCTTGAAGGACGCAGCCCAGAGGCACATCTTAACCCGCCACGGCGGGCTTAAGGTGGTAGAAGGACATTTCCTTCGGAAAGGACGGTAAAGACTATGGCAAAGAGATACTACATCGCTTACGGCAGCAACCTCAATGTTCCGCAGATGCGGATGCGTTGTCCACGCGCCACAATCCTCGGAACGGCGAACCTCACGGGCTGGGAGCTGCTTTTTAAAGGAAGCAAGACAGGCTCCTACCTCACGATTGAGGAATGCGAAAGCGGCACGGTTCCCGTAGTGATCTGGGAAGTCACGGATTCGGATGAGGCGGCTCTTGACCGCTACGAGGGATTCCCCACCTTCTACTACAAAAAGGACATCAAGCTGAAGTACAAGGGCATCCGCACGGGAAAGCGCAGGTCGGTGACGGCATTCGCATACATCATGCATGAGGACAGGCCGATTGGAGTACCGAGCAATTTCTATATGAGGACTTGCCTTGAGGGGTACGATACCTTTTATTTTGACAAGAACATTCTGCTCGATGCTTATGATAAATGCAGGGAGGTATGCGGCTATGAAGGATAACGTGATAAGGATGGCGGTCTGCCCGCTGTGCGGAAAGACCTACCACGGTGTTCCGGCTCTATCGAGGACGGACAACAAAACGCTCATCTGCCCGGACTGCGGAACGAGGCAGGCACTCCAGTCCATCGGCGTGGATGCCGAGGAGCAGGAGAAAATCATCGAGACGATCCACCGTCACACACAGGAGTAAAATACACAATTCCTGCAGCGGATATCTGGTACATATATTTCTCGAAAATGACTTGATAATAATGTGGTTCAGAGTGATATATGTACATACCGAAAGGGAAAACAAAGCAAACGGAGGACACGAAAATGACGATCAACGATGCAATGAGAAAATACAGACTGCCGAATCCCACCACGCCGGAGGATTTGGAATGCCGATGGAGCAAGCTGCTGACCTTCGGAGACAAGGTGGTCATCGCGGGATACTACTACAACGGGCAGAACAAGCCCTGCTACTTCGGCGCAACCTACGAGTTCCTTGACGATGACCATACCTGCGAAGGGACGATTGGACTGAGGGCGGCAAGCGAGGTCGAGTTCGAAGATGACGGCCACGCGATCGCCTGGGCAATGCAGCAGTAAAACACAGCGAAAAGAATAACCAAAGGGACGAGCCAAAAGGCTCTGTCTCTCGTACAGATACATTTTGGAAGGTCGCAGAGATGCGGCTATTTTTTATGCCATTTGGGAGGTGGTGAGAGTGCGAAAACTGAAGAAATACAAGCCCACCGAGTTCATGGCTAAGACATCTCACTACGATAAGGAAGCCGCCGACTATGCCGTCATGTTCATCGAGTCGCTCTGCCATACCAAAGGAACATGGGCTGGTAAGCCCTTCGAACTGATCGATTGGCAGGAGCAGATCATACGGGACATTTTCGGGATTCTGAAACCGAACGGCTACCGTCAGTTCAACACGGCGTATATCGAGATACCGAAAAAGCAAGGCAAGAGCGAACTTGCTGCGGCAGTGGCGCTCCTGCTCCTCTGCGGTGACGGCGAAGAACGCGCCGAGGTGTATGGATGCGCCGCAGACCGAAACCAGGCAAAGATCGTGTTCGATGTTGCCGTGGACATGGTGCGTTTCTGCCCGGCTCTTGCCAAGCGCGTGAAGATACTGGAATCGCAGAAGAAGCTCGTGTATAAGCCGACAAATTCATCCTATCAGGTGCTTTCGGCGGACGTAGCGAACAAGCACGGTTTCAACACGCACGGCGTTATCTTCGATGAGCTGCATACCCAGCCGAATAGAAAGCTGTTTGACGTCATGCTACAAGGCTCCGGCGATGCGAGGATGCAGCCGCTTTACTTCCTGATCACCACGGCGGGCAATGATACGAATTCCATCTGCTACGAGGTGCATCAGAAAGCACTGGATATACAGGCGGGACGGAAGATTGACCCGACATTCTATTCCGTTATATACGGAGCGGCGGAGGATGAGGACTGGACGGACCCGGAGGTCTGGAAGAAAGCCAATCCTTCCCTCGGTATCACGGTCGGCATTGACAAGGTCAAGGCGGCGTGTGATTCCGCACAGCAGAATCCCGGCGAGGAGAACGCCTTCCGGCAACTGCGTCTGAATCAATGGGTGAAACAGTCGGTCAGATGGATGCCAATGGACAAATGGGATGCCTGCGCGTTCCCCGTTTCCGAGGACGATCTGGAAGGCCGTATCTGTTATGGTGGGCTTGATCTTTCAAGCACCACGGACATCACGGCGTTCGTGCTGGTGTTCCCGCCGCAGGACGAGGAGGACAAATACAGTATCCTTCCTTATTTTTGGGTGCCGGAAGAGACACTCGATCTTCGTGTGAAAAGAGATCATGTTCCCTATGACCTGTGGGAGCGTCAGGGTTTGCTCATGACCACGGAGGGAAACGTGGTTCATTACGGATATATAGAGAAGTTTATCGAACGGCTCGGAGAGCGGTTCAACATCCGTGAGATTGCCTTTGACCGCTGGGGAGCCGTGCAGATGGTGCAGAACCTTGAGGGAATGGGATTTACGGTCGTTCCCTTCGGACAGGGCTTCAAGGATATGTCCCCACCGACCAAGGAACTGATGAAACTGACCTTGGAGGAGAAAATCGCACCCGGCGGGCATCCCGTCCTGCGCTGGATGATGGACAACATCTAAATCCGCACGGACCCCGCCGGGAACATCAAGGCGGACAAGGAGAAATCTACAGAAAAGATCGATGGTGCGATTGCGACCATCATGGGGCTTGACCGTGCCATCCGTTGCGGGAACGACACGGGCGAAAGCGTATACGATACCAGAGGGCTTCTGGTTTTTTGAGGAAGGAGCGTGATGAGAAATGAGTATTTTTTCGGGACTGTTCAAATCGAGGGACAAGCCTGAGAACAGGACGCCGGGCAGCAGTTATGCCTTCTACCTGGGCGGTTCTTCCTCCGGCAAACTGGTGACCGAGCGGAGCGCGATGCAGATGACAGCGGTGTACGCCTGTGTGCGTATCCTATCGGAAGCCATCGCAGGACTGCCGCTTCATATGTACCGCTACAAGGAGGACGGCGGCAAGGAGAAAGCCATCGACCATCCGTTATACCTTCTGCTCCATGACGAGCCGAATCCGGAGATGAGTTCATTCGTGTTCAGAGAAACGCTGATGACTCATCTTTTGTTATGGGGAAACGCCTATGCGCAGATCATCCGCAACGGTAAAGGACAGATCGTGGCACTGTATCCACTGATGCCAAACAAGATGACCGTCAACCGCGATGTGAACGGACAGCTTTATTACCAGTACCAGCGTTCGTCCGATGAAGCGCACACCATGAAGGGCGATTCGGTAATCCTTCGACCGTCCGATGTGCTGCATATTCCGGGACTCGGTTTTGACGGGCTTGTGGGTTACTCGCCGATTGCGATGGCAAAGAACGCCATAGGGCTTGCGATAGCAACCGAGGAATACGGTAGCAAGTTCTTCGCAAACGGCGCTGCTCCGAGCGGTGTGTTGGAGCATCCGGGAACGATCAAGGACCCAAGCAAGGTGAGAGAAAGCTGGCAACAGACCTTCGGCGGCTCGGCGAACAGCAACAAGATAGCGGTGCTGGAAGAAGGCATGAAATACACGCCTATTTCCATATCGCCGGAGCAGGCGCAGTTCCTCGAAACGCGCAAGTTCCAGATAAACGAGATAGCGAGGATATTCCGTGTGCCTCCGCACATGGTGGGCGATCTGGAAAAGAGCAGCTTCTCCAACATTGAGCAGCAGAGCCTTGAGTTCGTGAAGTACACGCTCGATCCCTGGGTAATCAGATGGGAGCAGTCGATACAGAGGACGCTCCTTGCTCCTGATGAGAAAAAGACCTACTTCGTGAAATTTAATGTAGAAGGTCTGCTCCGAGGAGACTACGCCAGCCGAATGAACGGCTATGCTACGGCAAGGCAGAACGGATGGATGAGCGCAAATGATATCCGGGAACTGGAGAACCTCGACCGCATTTCTACAGAGGACGGCGGCGACCTCTATCTCATTAACGGCAATATGCTCCCGCTTTCACAGGCGGGCGCTTTTGCAGATACAGACAACAACGGAAAGGAGGACGAATCCGATGAAGGACAGGAAGTTCTGGAATTGGAAAAATCAGACGGACGAAGAGCCGTCCGCAGAGAGAGTTCTTGAACTGTACGGCACGATTGCCGAGGAAAGCTGGTTCGATGACGATATCACGCCGGCAATGTTCAAGGAGGAACTTTTCGCGGGCAGCGGTCCCATCACCATCTGGATCAACTCGCCCGGCGGGGACT